AAAAAGAATACTCAAGTGCAAACGTAAAAGACAATTTAAAAGGAGGGAATACAAGTTTTACTATTGATTCAGTAACATATCCAAACGCAATAAAAACACCTTTAATATCTTGCATAAACAGATTGTATTATAGAAGCACTGCAAATACAGAGAGTGATGGAAATTTATGGTATCACGCAGGGGGTGGTCAAGTGCACGAACACGGGGTATATTGGAAGGACTTAAAGTATAGTATTGCGGTCTACGTTATTGTGAAAGCCATAGAGGTAAAATATAGCATTACATTTTCGGACGATTTTTTCGACTATTCAACAGAAGAATATTCAAGTTTAATGATGTTAATGCACAGAAAGAAAGGAGAGGCAGAGGCGGACTACTCTACGGGAGTTCGCTTGTACCAAAAAGACATTGATAACTTTCAACAAATCGGTTCTATTAGGACAGCAAGTCAAGACGGAAATTCCTACACAATAGCAGCGAACTCACAAGGGTTTTATACAAGCGGATTGTTTGGTGCGACTACGGAGGTTTATTACGATTATGAAATAGACTTCAATCCTGCTGACAACAATATTCCCTACAATATTTACTTGTATTTTACTGACGATGCTACAAGCACAAAGGTTTTGATTGAAGAAATACAAGGCGCAACGGGGTTTACTACTTTAGGTAATATTCAAGGAGATGCAAATTTCGCAGTAGGAACTTATTCGATAGTAGTTGAAGCAGCAGAAACACTTGAGTTCCCACAAGGAGATATTGAGGTGGATGCAAGAATAACGTACCAAAGTACATCTATCGGAACGGGAAGTCCCAAAGCTACATTGGCAGATAACACAATCGAAGAAGCCTTTGCTTGGTTGCCTACACAACAACTCCCAAAAATGAAAGTATTGGATTTTCTTACGGGTATTTGGAAAGTGTTTAATTTGACTGCATACGTTGAAAGTGATGGAACTGTAAAGGTTCAAAAATTAGATGACTTTTATTCGGGGGCTACGTCTTACGATGTTACAGAATTTGTGGATGTAAATACAAGTCAAGTGAATATTGCACTACCTTACAAACAAATAAACTTTAAATTCAAAGAAGGTAAAACATTGTTGGCTGCAAAGTTCAGTCAGTTAAACAACAGAGAGTTTGCTACATTAGAATACAAGGGAGAGAACCCCGATAAATGGGTTGGAAACGAATACAAAGTTGAACTGCCCTTTGAAAAGATGGTTTACGAAAGATTAACAGACGAGAACACTTTGCTTACGCATCCAATTATGTACGGATTTATGGCGGACGACAATCAAGAACCCTACATTGGTTCTCCTTTGTTGCATTACACTACACTACAAAATCCAACCTTGAGTGGTGCGGGAATATCTTTTAGAGATACAACAACAACTCACACACAAATAACATCGTCTATTTTTATGCCATCTAATCAAGTTGATTTTACATTCAACTATCAACACAAAACTATAAATTTTTATTCCGAACTAAATGAATGGGATGGAGTTGTAAATACTTATAGTTTGTTTAAAGAAAATTACAAAGAGTACATACAAGACGTTTTTAATGAAAAGAGAAGGCTTACAAGGGTGAAAGCGTTTTTACCGCTTAGAATACTCTTAAAATATACCTTAGCAGATACATTCATCATTGCAGGGAAAGAATATAAAATTAACTCCATTACAACCAACCTACAAACGGGAGAGAGTGATATGGAACTATTGAACGTAGTATGATATTTAAAATCTTAAAACAGTACGACTATTTCAACGAGTGCGAAGAAATAGAAATTGCAAAAGGAAAGAACAAACTACCTACGACATTATCGGAAGGGTTTGACCAAATTAAAAGAACACTAAAATACAAGAAATGATAAAAGAAACTATTGTAATAGATGTAAAGACAGACAAGGCAGTCAAAGAGGTTGATAAGTTAAATAAAAGCATTGGAAAAACAAGCAGCGAATCAACTAAAACGGGCAGTTCTTTAAAAAAAGGATTCAAGGGACTATCAACTGCAATTTTGTCAGCAGTTCCCGCACTTGCTAAACTAAAAACCGCTTTAATCAGCACAGGTGTCGGTGCTATTGTGGTTGCTCTTGGTACTTTGATTACTTTCTTTATAAAAGCGGGAAGTGCAGGTTCTAAGTTTGGGCAATCTTTGGCAACTTTGGGTGCGATTACGGGTGCGACAACCAACGAAATGGACTTCTTTACAGAACAGGCTAAGGAACTCGGAAGAACTACACAATTTACTGCATCGCAGGTTGTTGAATTACAAACAGAACTTGCAAAACTCGGATTTACTGCAAGAGATATTGGAAACGCTGCACCTGCTATTCTTGACCTTGCCGCGTCTTTGGACGTAGGTTTGGCAGATGCTGCTGAATTTGCGGGGTCTGTTGTACGTTCTTTTGGTTTAGATACAGAAGAAACTTCGAGGGTTGTTGATGTTATGGCTTTAAGCACAACGACTTCGGCTTTGAATTTCGAAGCCTTGAGAGAATCAATGAAATTGGCTGCGCCTACAGCAAAAGCTTTAGGTGTAAGCGTAGAAAAAACATCTGCTTTGCTTGGTGTCTTAGCAGATACGGGTTTAAAGGGAAGTATTGCAGGTACAGGTTTGTCAAAGACGTTCATCGCTTTGAATCAAAAAGGATTAACTCTTGAGGAAGGTCTTAATAAAGTTAAAAATTCATCCAATCAGTTAAATACTGCAATCAATCTTGTGGGGATTGTTGGTGCAAAATCATTGTTGAACCTTGCAAACGCAGGGGATAAAATAGAGAATCTTGAAGAAACTTTTGATAATGCAGCGGGTGCTGCAAAAAGAATTGCAGAAACAAGATTTGACACTTTACAAGGGGATGTCAAAAAATTAGATTCTGCTTGGGAAGGATTCTTGTTGAATATAGATGACGGAGATGGCGCAATCAATAGCATCGCAAGGGGTTCTGTTCAACTTTTAAAGGATGCAATAGTAGGTTTACAGGTTGGAGTGGATTTCTTGGCTTTTACTTGGGAAGATGGATGGAGTGGAATATCAAGATATACAAAATCAGCGACGGATATAACTGCAGGATATTTTAAAATTTTTGGCTCGAAGATTAAGACGTTTGCAAACGAATCACTACTTGCTATTTCAGAGATTCCGTATATAGGTAAAAACGTAGACACCGAACAAGTTAGGAAAAACCTTGAGGATGCTGCAAAGGTATTGCAAGAGGCAAACGAACAAATAAACAAAGGACAAAAAGAATATAGAAAACAAGTAGAACTCGACAACACTTTCCTTGAGAGGTTTAACGCAGACCAAAGAAAAAAAACAAAACTATTAAACCAAAAGAAACAAGCGAAAGAATTAGCAGACCAACAAGAAAAAATTGACGAGGAAGCTCTTGCTAAACAAAAAGAAGCAGAAGCAAAGGCTTTAAGAGAAAGAGAAAAAGCCGAAAAGGATTTTGTAAAATTCAAAGACAAGCTAAAAAAAGACGAAGAAAATAAAGATGCGGAAACAGAAGTTCAAAAAAACGAACTTCAAAGAAAGAGAAGGCTTGAGGAATTAGAAAAAATAAAACTTTCAGAGGCAGAAAAACGTCAAGCAGTTATAGATGTAAATGCTTACTATGATGAACTCGAAAAGGAAGCAAGAGAAAAAGACACAGAAAACGCAGAAGAAAACAAGAGAAAAGAAAACGCAGCAATTAAAGCGTTAAATGACAAAAAACTAAATGACGAAATAGCACAAACACAAGCAGAAGAACACAACAGACAAAAACAATATGCAGTTGTCGGAAATGCGATTGGTGATTTGCAAAACATATTTGCAGCATTTGGAAAGGAAAGCAAGGCTCTTGCTATTGCGGGAATCGTAACGGAACAAGTTGCATCTATCAGTAAAATAATTTCTAATACGGGAATCGCAAACGCTAAGGCAGTTGCAGCATCTCCATTGACACTTGGACAGCCTTTTGTTGGTATCAATTCAGTTTCAGCAGGTTTGTCTATTGCGGGTTCTGTTGCAGGTGCAGCAAAGGCTATATCAGATTTAAAAAGCAATAAAAAATCTCCAAGCACAGCAAGTGCATCATCGGGGGTTAGAAGCGCAGCACCACAAGCACCACAAGCACCATCGTTCAATCTTGTTGGTCAAGGAGGCACAAACCAATTAGCGGAAGCAATAGGCTCACAATCTCAACAACCTGTCAGAGCATACGTTGTAAGTAACGACGTAACAACCGCACAGAGTTTAGACAGAAACATTGTAGAATCTGCATCACTATAAACAAAAAGTAATAATTAACGTTTTAAAATAAAACAATATGCTACCATTAGTTGAATTAATAATAGACGAAAATGTAGAGAGTGATGGCATCGAAGCAATTAGCTTAGTTCACACTCCTGCAATCGAAGAAAACTTTGTTGCACTATCAAAGCAAAAGGTTGAACTCAAAACCTTAGACGAAGAAAAAAGAATCGTTGTTTCTTTAGCACTTATTCCCGACAAGGAAATTTATCGTAGAGACTCAAAAGGCAAAGAGTACAATATCGTGTTTTCAAAAGATACAGTTCGCAAAGCATCTGAATTGTATTTTAAAAACCTAAACAACAACAACGCAACTTTAGAACACGAAGAAAAAACAGACGGGGTTTCTGTGATTGAATCTTGGATAGTTGAGGACGTACAAAAAGACAAGACTGCACTCTACGGACTGAATGCAGTTGAAGGTGCTTGGGCAGTTGTTATGAAGATAGACAATGACGAGGTTTGGGCAGACATCAAAGAAGGCAAGTATTTAGGTTTATCAATCGAAGGACGTTTTTCTGAAAAGGAGGCAGAACTTTCAGAGGTTGAAGCGGAAGAAGAACTATTGAATAAAATAATCGAAATACTAAAAGACTAATGAGCAACTATACAAGTCCTAAAAATTCAAGACGTGGGTGCTTATGCGCTGACGGAAAAAAGTACTCGAAAGATTGTTGCAAAGGCAAGCTAATAAACCAAGGGATTGGAACGCTTAAAAGCCAATCAAACTACACAGTAACACAAGAGTAATATCTGAATTTATAACAAAAGTAATGAATTAATGTTTTAAAATAAATTTTACACAATGAACAAAATCAATCAAATCAAAACCTTGCTCGGTATGGAAGTTAAATTGGAGACAATGAAACTTGCAAACGGTACTGAAATCGAGGCAGAAGTATTTGAAGCGGGGGCGGAAGTCTTTATCGTTTCAGAAGAAGAAAAGGTTGCTCTACCTATTGGAGAGTACGAATTGGAAGGTGGACAAGTTCTTGTTGTAGCTGAAGAAGGGATTATCTCTGAAATCAAAGACGCTGCACAAGAGGAAGAAGAAGCACCTGCCGAAGAAGAAGTTGAAGAACAAGAAATGGAAGCAGAGGTTGCAACACCGAAAAAGGTTGTTGAATCTGTATCTAAGGAAACTCACTTCGCTAAAATTGAAGAAATGCAAAAAGAAATTGATGCATTGAAATTGGCTCTTGAGCCTAAAGAAGAAATTGTTGAAGAAGTGAAGGAAGAAGTTGAGTTGAGTGCCGAGGATGTTGCACCAATCAAACACAATCCGGAAGCCAACGCAACAAAAAAAGAAACTTTCTTGTATGCTCAAAAAGCACCTAAGACAGTTAAATCAACGATTTACAATAAACTATTCAAATAATAAATAAACGCTTAAATTTTTAAAAAATGGCAACAACAACAAACATCACTACTACTTACGCAGGAGAAAAAGCACAAGGCTACATCGCCGCTGCTTTGCTAAGTGGAAACACAATCGAAAACGGTGGTATCACTGTTAAACCTAACGTAAAGAAATCAGAAGTACTAAAGAAAATCGCAACGGGAGACCTTGTTGCTGATGGTTCTTGTGACTTTACTGCAACTTCTTCTGTTACTTTGACAGAAAGAGTAATCACACCAAAAGAATTTCAAGTAAACTTGGAACTTTGTAAAACTCCATTCAGAGCAGATTGGGATGCTATATCCATGGGGTATTCTGCATTTGACACTTTACCTCCAGATTTCCAATCTTTCTTGG